CTATCCTTAATCTGTTGTTTGGCTATGTCAGCCATTGTTTTTTCTCTAGCAAGAGATTTATTTGCTCTAGAGCGTAGTGCATCTCTTCTCTCGTTAGACTCAATCTTTTGTGTATCAACTGCGATGTCAGACTCTGCTTTAGCTCTATCTAATTGTAGCTTTGCAATATCAATCTGTGCGTCTGCAGCTTCTTTTTGCTCTTTCATATTTAACTCACGCTGTCTGTCTTGTGCTCTTTGCTGTGAGTCTGCAACTTTTCTATCTGCTTCTTGTTTCTTAATAGCTAAATCCTGCATTGCAATCTGAACTCTAGGGTCTTGCATTTGCTGTGCCTGTGCTGCTTGTTGAGCTGCCATCTGATTTTGTTGGGACATCTCTAGTGCAGCTTGTGCTTGCATTTGTGCAACTTGGTTTTCTACCTCTGGTGGTAGTGCCTCGTATGCTTCATCTTTACCTGGATTTGCTCTATCGTATTCTGGTGCTGGTGGTAAATCCATACCAGTCATCGCTGAAACTTGTAATCTGTATTTATGTGCGTTGTGCTCTTGTATGTGAGCTACAATATTACCAGCCAGTGCCTGTGCAACTTGCGGTGATGCTGGTGTCATTGTTGGGTCACTTAATAATGCTTGGTGAACCGCAATGTGTGCATCATGGTCTTGAGATGCGTATGCCTTCACTGGTCTACCGTACATCATTGCATAGTTTTCTGTGACTGGGTCTTTTCTTTTTGCACCCATCTCTGGTAGTAAAATCTCATCTACGTTCTTAACATCCAGAGCTTCATACAATCTCTTGTATGCCTCTTTCATATCGTGTATCTGTGGTGCTGCGGCTGCAGCTTGTAATTGTGTTTGTGCTAATAAAACTCTCTGTGCAGTTGAGAATATATTAGGGTCCGATACAGGTAGTATATCTATTCTATCGTCAAAATCTTTTGAGAATATAAATCTGTTATCACCCTCTACGCTGTAGGGATAATAACTTGGTAAGAACTCTTTGTTTATTCTTACAATAATTTTAAATTCTTCTCTTTGTGCTTTGTGTAATCTCTTGTGTATAGAAGACATCACCTTGATGCCTTGCTCTAATAATGCAATTGTAGTTCCCACTGGTGCGTTAGCGTTCATGTCACCAGCTTGTAAATCTGTTATGGCAGCTAATCTTCTACCCTCTTGTGTCATGGAGCCTAGCAACGCAAACAGAGTTTGTGATGGCTCTTTAAATGGTAGTGGTACGATAGACTTTCTAATGTCATCACCGTATCCCTCAACATCTCTAAACTCACCAAAGCCCACGGGTTGCTCACCCTCTACTCTCATGCCTCTAGCTTTGAAGCCACCAGGTAGGTTAGAAAACTGTCCTGCATCCACGAGTGAACGGAGTATAGTTGTGACAGACTTCTGTAAATTTCCTAGTAAGTGGACATAACCCATACCATAGAAACCAAAACCAGGTAAAAACTTGTAGTGTACGAAGTGTTGTATTCTTTTAAAGTCTGGGTCTTCTGGATTAAAATTTTCTCTAATAGATAATATCTCTCTGGTCTCTTTGCAGATAGTTACGATGTAGGGACAAGCAAAATCTTTTTCATAACCAGGAATATCTAAATCAACGTGCATCTCTAACAAGGTTAGTCTGCCGTCTTTTTGATAATTCTTAGATGGTGTTATGCCCTCTATGTCTTGTATCTTCTGTCTGATGTCATTGGAGTCATCCTCCTCTGGGTTCATATCTATTTCTGTATCTCGATAAAAACCAGAGTATATTTTCTTACGCAATTCGTTTTGCGTCATGCGAATAATGTGTGTGTATCTACCTGATGTTCTTAAATCAACAGTATTGTAGGATACAACAAAATCTGTAATGGGTATGAAGCGTGAAATAGGTCTCTTTAGTATTTCATCGTAGTAAATCTTTTTAAAACAGCTACCAACTATCGGTAAATAAAATAACATTTGGTCAAAGTCATCAAAATACTCTTCCATAGTCTCTGTGACTTGATAATTTAAAAATTCTTTGACTCTATTTGCTTGTTTTACTATATCTTCAGTTTTTTCTCCAATTATTTGAGTCTTTACTGGTCCACCAGATGGAAATAATTCTTTAATAGCTTGTGATTGGAACTGAACTGCCCCTTCAATCATCATTGGATGGTGTGCAGAGCAAGCACCAGGGAAAGGATTTTGTGAATCTTCTAGTTTTAGACCTAAAAGCTCCATTCCTTTTCGAATTGTTTCTTCATAATCTTTTCTTGACTGTACATCCGCCTCAAATGCAGCTAAAAGTTCAGAAGCAATTGTCTCCAGACTGTCTTCATCAAGATTATCTGCTATATTATCAGATAAAACTGGTTCTTCTTCGACAGTTCCCTCGGCAACAACCGTAATTTCTTCTTCTATTAGTGGGTTTACTGCACCTAGTGGTGTTTTAGCCATTAAAATATTCCTTTAAAATTATTAAATCCTCTTTTTGCTATGCCAGCACGTTTTTTTACCATACCACCATTGCTTTTGTTATCTATTTTTACGTTATAACTTGGTTGTCTCTCTTTAAAATATTTATTTACTGCTTCTTTACCAAATCTAGCATACGCTAGTAATAATGCTTTGGGTCCAGACTTGCCTCCAGAAAAAAACTTAGCTATTTCACCCATTAATTTTGCCGACATTAGAATATCCCTTCAAATTGTTTACCCTTTGGTAACTCTTTTAATTCTTTTGCACCCTCTTCAATTAGCTTATCAAACATTTCTTTATCTTTTGCTATGACAATCTCTTTGCTTGGCAGCATAACTCTAACTGGTGTAAAGTTTGACACTAAAATACGCCTTTAAATTTAGTTCCTTTAATTGCGGAGCCTGTGCCTCTAGCTTTAGGTTTTCTCTTTGTAACTCTTTTTTTAACTACACCGCCATCTTTCATAAAACCCATTTTGTTTCTCACTGGCTGTGGTAGGTTCGGCAGTCCTTTGTTATCTTCTGGTATTGGTTTTAAATTAGCCATACCACCGTTAGCCATTTTAAGACCCATGCCTTTTTTACGGGCTTCCATCATTCCGCCCATAGCTTTTTTGTCCACTGTTTTATCGTATGCGTTTTTAAGTTTATTGTATAAAGGCTTGCCGTACTCGTTAATAAAGTTAGTTGGGCTTAAGGGGTCTTTATCCTCTGCCTGCATTTTTTTTTTGTAATCGTTAAGCTCTTTTATTGTTAGACCTAGCCCTGTTCCTTTTAAAAAGGTTTTTGTTAAAAATCCAATCATTGTTCTCCTCCTAATGATTTCATATGCTCCGCCATCTCCTGTGCCCTGTTCGGGGTTTGTTTTGCCCAACGACTATCGAGCATCTGGATTGAAGCCTCTTTGTAGTTTGGTGGGCTAGCCCTGAGAGCTTCCCACATCATTTTAAATTTGGAGACACCGTTTCCGCCTAGCTGGAAAATCATCTCCGTTATTATATCTTGTCCTTCTTCGCTTATTTCTGTCTTCTCACACATATACGCTGCCGTATCGACTGCGTGCTGTAAATCTTTTTTAAGTATCTCCTCGAGATATTCTTTCTCGTATACCTTGCCGTCTTCCCAGTGGTCTTCCACACAGAGATGCCCGTAGCCCACGGTTCGCTTACCCAGTGTGTCTAGGTAGACCTGGTCACGAAAACCCTCGTGTCTCTTCACTGATTCTATTAGTGATTCATTCATTACCAATAACTTCCCTTCGGTCCTGTCGTTTCCTCTATCTGTACGTCTTGGGGGTGGCTAACCATCCAGCCCTTACGCAATCTAATTAACGCCTGCGATAGAGAATCAACTAGGTCGTCATTCTTTGTGTTGGGGAAAGCCGCACACTGCGATACCACCGCCTCGGTTTCATCCGTGTCGGGTGCCCAAATCCTACCGCTCTCGAATAATGGCGTGATTGCGTGCACTCTCGCCAGCTTATCCATACGCTTCGGATTAAAAGGTGTAATCGGTATTCCCGTTCTCATTAACTCTTGCACTAGTGACAGTCCACTCGCCTTGGCTTCCACCAGAATATTATCAGGCTGATGCGTATTGTACAGACTTATTGCTGCATTCTTCAGCTCTGGGAACGTCAGTCGCTCTCGATACGAGTCGAGTAAAATTAGATTATACCCGCCCTCCCCAGAGAATACACCCCACGTTGTACACGCAGAGTAGTCTGAGTTCTGGTTCGCTGTGTAGGCGGTATCCCAAGACTGTATCTTGTACTGTATATCTGGCAGCTGGTCTCGTTTCCAATACTTCCACCACCATCGCTTAATGACGTTTCCTTCTTCTACCGAGGGAGTCTGGTTGTAGAGCGATGTCCACTCCCGTGTTCCTACGGTCTTCTTAATTTCTTCTAAACGCTCCAGCGGATAGGCTTCACCCCATAACGGGTCGCCCTCTTTGAGACCGAGCATATCTGCTGCGGTATCGTTTAATATCGCTGGAAACTCAACTATGTCCCACCCCTCGTGTCCCGTCTCCTTGAGTACCCATCCTGCAAGGTCATCCTCGTGCCATCTCGTTTGTATTAAGATAACACTGCCATTCGGCATTAATCTTGTATAAGCGGTTGAACGATACCAATCTAATAGATTACCACGCATCGCTTGGGAGTCCGCCTCCTCACGACCTTTAATCGGGTCGTCTATAAGCAGTAAGTGTGCACCTCTACCCGTGATGGCAGAACCCGCACCCACAGCGTAGTAGACTCCACCCTTTGTCGTGTGGAACCTGCGAACACTAGCTGAGTCTGTTGCCAGCTGCGTGTCGGGAAAAATTTCGCCATAACTAGCATCTTGAAGCTGGTTCCTGACTTTACGACCAAAGTCGTCAGCCAGGTCTTGGGCGTATGTGGAACAGATAATATACTTATCGGGGTTCCTGCCCATATACCAGGCGGGAAAAAATTCTGATGTCAGAATAGATTTTCCGTGTCTGGGAGGCATGAATATGGCGAGTCGTTTGATTTCACCACGCTCTACAGCCTCGAGTTTTTCCGCCAGCTTCTTGATGTGTGGAGGGGTCTTGTAATTGTCCATCTGGGATTTTGCATACCCCAGCAGACCAGTGCGAGCACTTTCTTTTGTTTCTAATTCTTTTACTTTACCTACAAGGAGTTGTAATTGAGCTATCTTCTCCTCTGTTGTCTCTGGTATTCTCATGTGTCATCAAAAAATAGGGGTGTTCCCTCTCCCATGTAGGAACCTTTGATATTGTAGTAGAAATACTCCAGAGCTTCATCCTCGCTCATGCCGTCTCTCTTCTTCAATATCTTAATAATCTTTTTCATGCTGTAGAGTAGAACATCATTTAGTCCACATCTACCAGCGTATCCCATAATGGCATCATCGAAACCATCAACCTTGAGTGTGTCATCTTCCATATCCATGCTATCAGTATATATAAATATGCCCCCTGGTCTATTATAATAGGGTGGGGGTTATCTGTGCTACCACGGTATGTCAGTAGCCATTGTATGGATGTTAGTACAGCGACTGCAACAGGGGGGTGGGGGGTCAATTATACAGTATGTCAGAAAAACGCCCTAGTAAAGCGAGTAATACAGTAGGGTAGGGGAGTGATGATAGTATTGAGTGACATATCGTATTGTTGCATAATATATCTTATAGGAATGAATGCAGTAATCAGTACATAACCTACTATGCTCTCTCTTATATTCCTGTAATTACTAGGAATGATATGTAGTTATAACTAATATAATAAGACAGGGAGATAATAGCAGACTGAATATATTTACTGCTCTCAATCTGTCAGCAATAAAGTGTC